AACATTAACTAAATATTTACCAGTTGATGGAAAAGAAAAAATGCCAGAACTTTCTGACATACCAGTTCCAATTTTTTCAAATGTAGCATCATCTACTCTTTCCCAATTAGTATTTGGAACTGCTCCATCATTTGTACTATAATTAGCAGTAAGCCTCCATTGGTCAAATTCTGTAATTCCACCACCAGCTTCTGCAAAAGTATTATCTCCTCTTAAAAAGGTTGTAGCATCTTTAGTTCCTGTTGCTGTTAGTTTTGCAAGTGAAACTGTATTATCTGATGGAACACCTAAGTCTAATACATTCCCCAATATCATTACAAAGTCTATGACATCACCAGTAACTAGGTTACTAGCAAAGGTTAAGGTAGAACCAGATACTGTGAATGAATCTACAGGTGCTTGAAGAATACCATTCAAAGATACAAGCATATGATTTTCAGATTGTGGAGAAACATTTGTTCCCCCTACTTGTAAGGTGTATGCAGCTTGACCATTAACGACAGCTATGCTATCGCACTTTTGAAAGTTTCCTATTACTGGAGTTTTTCCTATATAAGCCATAATTATTTTACCTTATCATTTTTAATATTATTTAAAAGAGGCAGATATGAGGTGTGGTTTGGTATACCTACCTCTATTAAATAATACTTCATTCAATTATATCCCAAGTTTGATTTGTTTCGTTCCAAGTATATTTATTCTCATCATCTGGATAAGCAACTGGTGCTTCCCAAAGACAAGTTGTTTCGTTTAATGACCAAGATGGATAAGGTTTAGGTGGAATAAAAGCATCTCTTGCTTGATCATAAGTAAAACCAATTCCAGCAAAATTTTTTCTTATATTGTTATTATAAGAAGTTTGTTTCCAAACATCTCTTGTGTTGTAAAGTTTGTTAATAAAATCGTTACCTAATTGTTCTTGTTCAATTCCATTTTCATCTGTGATTACAGCATTGTTAATAGAGATTACTTGTTCAACTATATTTCCTACTCCTAATTTTGCAAAATAAGCCATAAATTATCCTGTTATACTTCCTGAATCGTTAAATATTATTACTGTTTCTCCTGAACCACCTACGTTTGTATTTACTGTTGGAGAACCTGTTGTTGTTCCTGAATAAGCACTATCAGGCATACGAAGTATTACAACTCCTTTACCACCTGCACTGCTACTTAACCCAGCATAACCATTAGCAGCTCCACCTCCTCCACCAGTATTTGCTGTACCTGCTGTTGAATTAATAGTAGTTGAAGCACCAATTCCACCACCTCCAGTTCCGCCATCAGTTGCAGAAGTGCTATTACCAGAAGTACCTCCTCCACCACCACCTCTAGAAACTGAAGAACCTGTTATTGAAGAAGCTAAACCAGCTCCACCTATTCCTATATTACCAGCACTAGCACTACCATCAGTTCCTACTGCACCAGCACCACCACCTCCTCCTCCTGAAGCAGTAGAACCACCTGGTTCTCCACCAGCAAATCCTTGATTAGCAGTTCCAGCTCCTTTTGCTCTAGGTGTAGTACCAGCACTACCTCCACCACCAGAACCTCCAGAATTTGCGTCTTGAGCACCACCAGCACCACCTCCACCACCTGTAGATGTTATTGTTGAAATATTTGAACCTGAAATTGAACTATCAACACCATTTGTACCTGTATTTGCTCCAGTTGTTGCTCCAGCTCCTCCTGCTCCAACTGTAATTGTATAAACTGTTCCTGGACTAAATGTTAAACTTGCCTCTGAACTTCCACCACCACCAGATGTTTCTGTTGAATATGAATTTCTGTAACCCCCTGCTCCACCTCCTCCAGCTTCATCATGACCACCACCACCTCCACCAGCTATTACTAAAAAGTCTGCTGAATATGGTGCTGGATCTAATGCTTGGTCACCTGAATTAACTCCAGATGTTGCAACCCAACCTTGAGTAGCATCTGCGTAAGTTATGGTTACACCTTCTCTGTTTGTTGTTAAAACTTTATCGTCTGTTGCACCTTCTATATTTAAACTAGAAGTTAATGTAATATTGTTTGTAGCAAAAGTTCCTGCGTAATCTACTATTGCAATAGCATCTCCAACATTTGCTGAACTTGGTAATGTAACTGTAATTGCACCAGATGTTGTATTAACAAAATAACCTTTACCAGTTACTGCTAAAAAAGCAGAAGTTTGAACTGATTGCCATTTAAAATCTACTGTTTGCGTTTCGGCAGGATAGTTTCCAATGTATGCCATTTATTCTCCTATGTACTAATTGCATCTACTGTTGATACCCAAACATCTAATGATGAAGCTGTGTCAGATATTACTTTTAAAGCATCTCCAGATTGAACTACAAATTTAGCACCACCATCAAGAACTTGAAGTGATGAACCTGCAGGAATTGGAGCATCTTTAACTAAGTAAATATCATTCGCACCATCATTAATATAAACTGATGCTACTACAGCAGATGCTGTAACATTTGCAACAGATATACCAACTACAGTATCGAAACTGTCAGCAGTAAATAATGTTGCAGCAGAAGCTCCTACATCATTACTTGTGTATCTTCTAAAGTTTTGTGCCATGTTTTCTCCTTAAAGTGCTATTGCCATAGCTATTGCAAATCCAGGACTTGCAGCATCTATGTTTGTTAATTGACTACCATCTACAGCAGGTAATTTTGCAGTACCATCTAATTGTACCACATTGTTAGCTGAAGTTCCAACATTTAATGTTGCAGCAGTTCCCAATCCAGTAATTTTAGAATTATCAATAGCATTTACTTCTAAGGTAATAGTACCTGAAGATGTAATTGGTGAATTTGCTACTGTAAATTCTGAAGAACCTGCATCTGCTACCCCTACTGAAGTTACTGTTCCAACATTAGCTGGAGTAACTTGAGAATAAGTAATATTACTTACACCTATAGTTGCATCAGAATCAGTAGTACATAAAAATATTTTATTGTCATTTGTAGAGCCTTGATTGACTACAATCATTTGACCAGATAGTTCAGCGATTGTATCGAATTGTGGATCTCTTGATGCAGCACCACTAGCTACTACGATATATAATCCATTAGCTGTAGCATCTGTTTGATCTTTAACTAAAACTCTATCTCCAGTTACTAGTGTTACACCATCTAAAGTATCACCATTTTCAAGATCAGTTGTTAAATTTATATTTGCAGTTGTAGCAGCTTCTGCAATAATTCTAGTTCTTAGTCCTGCAACAGCTTGGTCTACATAATTTTTAGTAGCAGCTTCAGATGAAACAGCAGGATCTCCTAAACCAGTAATTGAACCACCACTAACAGAAACATTATTTGCATCTTGAGTTGCAATAGTTCCTAAACCTAAATTAGTTCTAGCTGTACTAGCAGAAGTTAAATCTGATAAATTACTTGCTTTAACAAGTTTAGCATCTAATTGAGTTTGTATATTAGATGAAACATTATTTAAGTAACCAAATTCTGTATTTGAAATTGTACCATCATGGATTTTTGTAGCATCTATTGCAGCACTTGCATTAATATCTGCATTAACAATAGTACCATCTAAAATTTTTGCTGAAGTAATATTTGAATCTGCAATCTTAGCAGTTGTTACTTGGCTATCTCCAATATGAACTGTGTCTATACTGCCATCAACATACTGATCTGAGTCTACAGAATTAGCAGCCATTTTAGCATTAGTAATTTGAGAATCAGCTATATGTACTGTATCAATACTACCATCTACATATTGGTCTGAATCAACTGAGTTTGCTGCCATCTTAGCAACTGTAATTTGTGAGTCTGCAATATGAGCTGTGTCTATTGAACCATCTACATAATGTTCACTATCAATACTATCATCTGCAATTTTAGAACCATTAACTGCATCAGCAGCAATCTTAACTGTAGTAACTGATCCATCTGCTAATTGAATTGATCCAATAACTCCACCTGGAATAGATGTATTTGTTTTTGATATAGCACCAATATAAAGATTATCTATAGCTTCGTTAGATAAGTTTCCTGAATCCCAAGTTACATTTACAGTTGTGTCTGTTGAAAAAGTTGATGAACTAATTGTTCCATAAATAGTTCCTGGAGTTGCAGCAGTAATTTTAATTCTTCTGTCTGCATGATAAATTGCAGTTACATCAACACCAGCTATTGTAAATGAAGTTGCTGAAGCATAAGTTGCAGTGTAAGCACCATCACCATCACCATATTCTACCCATTGAGAATCATTAAACCATTCTCTAGTATTCTTCATTAATGCTCTAATAGCATTATTAATATTAGAAGGTAGCATACCTTCTGCTACAGAAATAGTATTTAAAGTTGTGTTATTAGCTTGTGTTGTTGAATAATCTTTTATACCTGCCATTTAATCTCCTATAAACCAAGCATATGCTTTATTGTTTTCTTGATTCTTTTCATTAATTAATGAGTTGATAGCTTCCTCAATTTGTCTTTGGAAAAACTCTTGAGTTTCAAAACTGTATCTAACATTATCTATATCAGTTCTATCTGTCATCTTAATCCTGCTCTTGATGCTATAATATCTATTCCTTGAGCATCTGACCAAGCTGTACCACTTGGTGTTTTAACATTAATTTTAATATATCTTCCAGATTGTCTAACTGGGTTTATACCAGTTGAGTTCATAGATATTTCACTAGACTCATTAACATTATCTGCAAGTTTATCTCTAGTTTTAATAGTAACAGTTGCTTCTGCATCTACTATTGGTCTAATAGATTGAACATTACTTCTAAAACCTGGAAACAATTCTACTTCAGAAGTTTCTATTTCTCCTTGATTATCTGTACCAGAAAAAATAGCAGCTTTATAATCGCTATCTATAGCTCCTAAGAATAATTGTCCACCATTCCAAAAATCTGTATCTAATGCAATATTAATATCTTCTAAGTTTTGAGATATAATATCCATTAGCTCAACTGTATAAGCTCCTACAAATTGAGAAAATATTGTACTAGCATTAGAATTTGCTAAAGACCATTTTTTAGTTGCGTAGTTATAAATTAATATTCTATCGCATATACCAGTTGTATTACTAGTATTGTTAGCAGATGGATATAACCATAAAGCTAACTGGTTAAATGGATCTACAGCAGCACATATTCTATCACTAAATGCTTTGTTAAGATCAGCATCAAAAAATCTGTTTACTTTTTCTGCACCTATTGAGATAACTTGATCTCCATTAATTTCAAAAAAACCATCATCAGCATAAAAGAATACTCGTCTATTATCCTGACATACTGTTCTACCATATACAGCTCCTCTATTAGGAGATATAACTGATAGTCTAAATACTGTTGCACCACCAACATAGTCCATTCGGATTATTTGGTTTTGTCTAAATACGTATGCAATTTCTCCTGATGTTATATGTACTATCTGTCCACCAGAACCTGGAAGGTTTTGTGAATCTGATTGTTTAGTACCAGGATTCCATTCTGCAATATCGTTAATTCCTGACCATTGTATTGTGTTAGATCCTGTTGTCAAGTTACCAGTAACTAAAAAATCCCTAACTACACCTGAAACTCTAAATACTGGCAATGTTCCAGATGTTACAATACTAGATAAATCAGCAAAATTTGTTGATGTACCCATTAAATAATACTGAGGTGCATCTACTCCATTAGATGCTATTACATAGTTTCCAAACTGAGTGAATGTCCAAAAGTCTGTATTTGTTCCAGTTAAACTAGATTTTCTAGAAGTAAATGTTCCACCATCTAGTTGGTAAATATCTGTATTGGTAGCTACAAAGTTATATACATTGTTAGCATTATCTCTAAAAGATCCAGCTCCTCTTGAATCTGTGCTTATGTTATTTGATGAATAGTTTACCAATGAAGGAAATCTTTTATAAGAATTAAGAGCATAATAAACATTGGTAGCAACATTAGCTCCAGGATTTAAATGTTCTGGTTGATCAGGTAACCATTCTCCAAAAGGTATTTGCATAATTATTTTCTTCTATAAAAAGATAAATCTGTTCCTATATCTGTTCTTTGTACTACTGGTGCACCACCATAAGAATCTTGTTGATCGTTATTTTCAGCTCTTTCCATAGCAGCTGAATACATACCTAACCATTGTGATGCTTGATTAGGCTCTATACCACCTAAGAAATTAGATGCATGATATAATGATCCATATAAATAAATAGCAGGATGATTTAATAAAATATAATTTGATGTATTGCTATCAGATAAAGAATCAAAAGCTTTGTAGTATTGTAGATAACCTGTGTATGAAGTATCAGGTTGTGGTGCAAATCTAAAACTTTCTGTACCATTATCTGATTCTATTGTGTAAGTTCTTGGCATACCTGCTGTTGAACCACCTTTAATAGATATTAAGTTAGAAGGTGTAATATAATTTAAATGATATTTAGTTCCACCAGAT